CCACCTACAATCTGCGTGCCTGCGTTCAGCAGCAATGTCCCTAGACCACTCATAGACCCACCTCCGCCTAACGCGCCTGCCGCGCTAGAGATAACCGATCCAACCTTCCCAGCAGCGCTAGAAAGGGTTGCACCTAAACCCGTAGAGCCAGCCGCTGCTCCAGCGCCAGCAGTTCCTGCACCAGTTGCTCCGCCAGCAGCTCCACCAGCCGCGCCAAAACCGCCACCGAATGCGAGCAGAGGGCCAGCCGTGAGAGCAAATAGCCCAGCAGGACCGCCAATACTGTCCACAAACTTACCAATGGCGCTGCGCTGGTTACGATAGGCGCGATTCTCTGGCAGATTGCGCCATTCACCCAAAGCCTGGATGGCCGCGTTGTACTGCTCAGGGCTTAGGCCCTCAACGTCAACCCCCGCCTCGCGGAACGCCTGGCGCGTCTCCGCGTCCTGCTGCTCTTGCAGCATCCGAAGCTCGTCGCTCATAGCCGGGTTGTAGCTTAATCCACCCATGTCGGGCCCTCTAATTGTGCTAGGCCATTTTCGCCCATATCGCTATCCAGAGCAAACGTCAAGAGATCTCTCGGCCAGATGCCCGGATCGTGATCACGTTCGCGCTCGATGCGGTCGAGATGAAGCCGCCGATGTCGAGGTTGTGGCCTACCAGCTCGGGGCAGGTGTAGCTCTCACCGGGAGCGATAATCCGCGTGTCAACGATCAGGTTCCCCGTGCCAGCCGTGTCACCAGCCGCTACCAGGTTCACAGATAGCGTGGCATCGCTCACAGACGTGTTCGTAGCCGTGAACTTGTCGATGGTGGCCTTAACGCCTGTCGCCGTGTACTGCGTCGTCTGAGCGATCTCAGCGAGCTTGGCAGGGATTAGAACTTTGCTTGAGACAGCCATGATTCACTCCTAGGAGAAGGTAACGGTGTCAGATGCACCGGCTGCGGTGATTGTGTAAACGGTATCTGTTCCGACCGTGGCAGAGGTTTGGGTCACGCCAGCGCTGAAGGTTGCGGAGTAGCCTTGGGGCACTTTCAAAATGATGACTCCAGAGCCGCCTGCATACCCGGGCTGGCTGTTTGAGTCTGTTCCGCCAGACCCACCGCCTCCTCCAGTGTTTGCTGCCCCCGGCGTACCGTCTCGGCGCGTCGCGCTATTGTTACAAGAGGTGGCGTCTCCGCCGTTACCTCCACCGCCAAGACCGCCAAGACCTCGCGAGCCGTTGTTGCGGAATCCGTCACCGCCGCCACCACCGCCCCCTGCGCGATAGGTCGCTACGCCAGTAATGGAAGATTGGACCCCATCGCCGCCATCGCCTGCCTTGGTGCTTGTTGAAGACTGGCCGACCCCGCCAGCCCCACCACCACCACCGCCGTTGTATCCATTGCCACTGCAACCCGACCCTGAACCGTTCCGGCCCGATCCGCCCGCATACCCCTGCCCAGCCGTACCGCTTCCCCCGGGGTTTGCTCTACCGCCGCCACCACCTGACCCGCCCAAGCCTCCGGCCCCACCTTGTTGGCCAAGACCGCCGCCGATGCTGGTTATGGTGGAAAAAGTCGAGTCATTGCCGTTCGTCCCTGACCCTGCTCCAGGGATTCCACCAGAACCTCCAGAGCCTACCGTGACGCTGTATGCCGTAGCCACTGACAAAGACAGTGGCGTTTCGGCGCTTGCTCCTCCGCCAGATGACTCGCCAGACACGGAAGACCGATAACCGCCTGCACCACCGCCGCCTTCGTGTGATAACGCACCGCCTCCGCCACCAGCGATCACAAGAAACTCTACTGTCAAAGCTCCTCTCGGCGCGCTTAAACCGGCCCAGTATGCCCCCGTATACCCTTCGTAGATTTCTTCTGTGGTGTTGTATCTCACAGCACCTTGAGCCGCAGACGCAGGCCGCTCTGCCGTCGTCCCAGCCGGGAGGATCAGGCTGCTCGTAGCGATGATGCTGGCAATGTCGCGTGCTCGGCTCATGAGAAAGTCACCGTGTCAGATGCGCCTGCGGCGGTGATGGTGTAGATCGTATCCGTGCCGACCGTGGTGGATGTTTGGGAGACGCCTGCGGAGAAAGATGCTGTGACTCCTGCGGGAACTTTGAGGATGACGACCCCAGAACCACCTGCTGAGCCAGACGCCGCCTCTACTTCGCCACCGCCACCACCGCCACCAGTGTTTGCCGCCCCAGCCGTGCCTAGTCCGTTGTCTGTGAGCGCTCCATCACCTGCACCACCCTTTTGAGCAGTGACGGACGTGCCGCCACCGAGCCCTCCACCGGATGCTGCCGTGGTATTTGTGTTGCAACCTCCACCGCCGCCACCTGCGTAATAAATCGAGGAGCCGGTGATCGTGGAGGCCTTTGCTAATCCTCCATTCCCGCCTTGTCCTATGACGCCGGTTTGCGTTGTCGCGGTCTGCCCAGCTCCGCCAGCTCCGCCGCCTCCACCACCTGCGCCGTATGCAGTGCGGTCAGAGGCAGCACCATCAAACCCTTGGGCTGGGGTGGTAGCCGGAGTGTTTCCTAAACCCTGGCCAGTGGTGACATCAGACCCAGTGCCGCCACCCGATCCACCATTTCCGCCAGCATCGACGTGGCCGCCACCCTTCCCTCCTCCAGCGCTTATGATGGTGTCGAATGTTGATGCCCCGCCAGCCGTCGCCGTATTTGCGCTAATGTTAGGCCCATTTGCTGCGCCGCCAGAGCCAACGGTGACGGCATACGCAGTCGAAAAAGCGAGCGAGGATGTTCCCTCTCTAAATCCGCCAGCTCCGCCACCGCCTACGCCACTTCCACCACCACCAGCGATGACAAGATACTCAACTTGAAGTGTCGCATCGCTTAAAAACACCCATCCCGTCCCATCATAGCCTTCGTATGCGCTCGCGCTGGTGTTGAACCTCAAGCTCCCCGCCGAAGGCGAAGCGGGCCTCTGTGCCGTCGTGCCCCGCGGCACGATCAGCTCGCCGTTGAAGATGACGGGGCCGGTAAAAGTTCCTCCTGTGGGAGGGACAGCAGAGGCAATGCTATAGACGTCGTAGACGACGATCTCAACAATATCGCCGGGGGATAGGGCAGCGAGGGATGAGATCGTGTTTGTGGTCGTAGTGTTGTAGTCAGTACCGGCGACAAGGATCACGCCGTTTAGGGCCACATCGACATAGGTGCCATCGCTGAACACCAGGGTGTTGCCGGAGTCATCCACCCCAGACAGGGAAGTCTCCCCGCCTGACGCGGTGAAGTAGTAACGATTCCGAACCCCTACGCCTGGAGCTTTACCTATGTACGACATCAGGCCACCCCAAAGGTCACGGTGTCACTCGCACCAGCAGCCGTTACAGTGTAAACGGTATCAGACCCAACCGTGGAGGAGGTTTGCGTCACACCTGCGGAGAATGTTGCGGAGTATGTTGAGGGGATGCGGATGATTACGACGCCAGAGCCTCCGGAAGCACCTCGCGCAGGGTCAGCGCCGTCAACATTTCTTACGCCACCGCCTCCACCGCCTCCCAAATTTGCCGTTCCTGCCGTGGCGTTGCCGGTTGGATTCGTATAGTACCCATTGTAACCGCCACCAGCGCCCCCTCCGCCTGCTCCTCCAACCCCGACAGTCCCATAGATGCCAGTGCCATACCCAAGTCCGCCACCTCCGCCACCCCCAGCATAAAAAACGCTAGCCCCCGTGATGGAGGAGGAAAGACCGTCGCCACCGTTCCCCGAAGCGTAATTGCCGCCATTCAGGCTGCCCGGATCACCTGCTGCACCAGCACCTCCGCCGCCACCAGAGCCTTGTTCTCCGCTCCCTGCGCTACCACCGCTATTTCCTTGCCCTGCGATCCCTGCACCGCCTGAGAGGATTCGGTAACCGGAGCCGCCACCTGAACCACCAGCAGAGCCAATCCCCGCCCCAGTGCCGCCACCACCACCACCTGACGAGACGATAGTGCTAAAGGCGGAAGAAGCGCCGTTTGAGCCGCCGCCATTGTTTCCGCCAGCAGAGCCTCCGGCGCCAACGGTCAGCGTGTAGGCGACAGAAAGGGCAAAGTCTTGCGTGCTGGCCAACATCCCGCCAGCGCCACCTCCGCCGCCACCGGTGTAGCCCCCCGTGTTGGAATAACCACCACCGCCACCACCGCCAGCCACCACAAGATATTGGGCGGAAACGCTGGGCGCATCGCTCAGAAACGCCCACTGGAGTCCGTTGTAGCCCTCATAGCGTTGCTCGGTTGTGTTAAATCGAACACTCCCCGTCGCAGGAGAAGCAGGGCGCTCTGCGGTGGTCCCAGCAGGCAGCACCATGCGGTTATTTACCGTCAGATCATCAACGGTTGGAGAGATAGGGATCGCTGGCGGCTGGCCAATGTAGCTCATCAGACGATGTCCAGGTGGCTCATGACCACGTCGGCAGATGCCGCAGTGTCCGAAGTGACCGTTATCACGTCTCCGGGCTCCATAACGATCTTCTGATCACCCCCAACCACAACGAGGGTGCCACCTACCGGGACGGGCGCAGCCTTAACGAGGTAGACGCTGTCCTCGGCCCCAGAGGTACGCCCAGAGGCGTCTAACACCACATCGACAGCAATCGAGCTGGTGAAGATGTTAGCGACAGACAGGCCGATGATCGTGGTCTGGGTTGACGCGGGGCAGGTGAAGATGGTCGCGGGGCTGGTGCCTACGGCGGTGTCTGTCTCTGATCGGAAGAAGTTGGCCATGACTTACCCCAGGGCGATTGCGTAGGCTAGCGCGTCGTCTGAGGCGGTGTTGTTCTGCGCCTCCCACCGGCTGTTAGCCGTATTATAGGTCAAAAGCTGGCCGTCACTAGGGGACGGGATGTATACGTCATGCAGCTCGCTTAACGCTTCCCCAGGGAGCGCCCTAACGAAGATCGAGCCAGAGTTCCCATGCGTGGCACGGATCACCGCAGCGATGGGCGCGTGGAGGTTAGGAGCAACGGGCTGGACGTTGGTCAATTCCCCAGGATAGGCGGGGTCCATATACAAGAGATCCCCGTCATTCCAGGTCTCGGGAACGGTCTTGTCACTGCCGTCAGTCCTAAAGCCACGGACCACTCCGAAGAAGACGACGTAGCCGAACTGGTTATTTGAGAAGTCATGGCCCGTAATCCCCATCAAATACTCATGGGGCACCGTTCCATTGGATACCGCGTTGTCGAAGGTCAGCTTACCCGATGCACCAACCGAACCGGAGAACATCACCGCACGGCCAATGTCTATTGAACCGCCCGAGGTGTTCTTGGCGTAGAAGAGGGAGGTTTGGCCTACCTTGATCAGATAGTCGCTTTCCCCGTCAATATCTACCGTCGCCCAGTCATTGTCCCAGTGCATCCGCCCAACATTGTGCGCGGCAGGAGCACCCCGTCTAAGGTCCAAATAGTCCGTTTTGAGGCTGTTGTGCTCTTGGGGGTAGGGCTGTAGCAGTAGACCCTCTAAAGCCGCTAGGACGGCCTTCAGGGCCTCTACACGGGCCTTTGCATCGTTAGCCGCAGCCAATGCGTTACCGATCTCGATCTCAAGCTCTAACGAGGCGCTAGGGTCCGATGCCTCTACCGCCTGGAAGAGCAATTCAAACTGCCGAATGGCCTCAAAGTCGTCCTTCAGGAACGCCTCAAGCTGATTACGGCGGATCTTGAGGGGAGGGGGATTAGCCATTTAGGGGCTCGATCTGCGCTTCAAGTCTGAGGATAGAGATTCGGGCATCTGTCGTACCCTGGAAGCGTTGAATCCGAGAGGCACGCATGAACCCCTGTCGTCTCCACACAAGCCGCTTCTTCGTTTCCCCGGTCTTACCCACAGAGATGTACTTGGGCTGGCTCCAGGAGAGGCCGTCGAGGCTGTAATCGGTCCAGATTTGAGTATCAATGCCGTACTCACCCCTCCCCGTCAAAGAGACAAGCTCAAGCTCATGGAAGATGCCGCCGTTGGACTCGTTGTAGACGATGGGGGTAGAGACCTCCCACCGCACACGCTCGCCCCAATGGTTCCCGTGGGAGTCATCGAGGTAGCCCACCTGACCAATCGTCGTATCGCCGCAGAGCCACTTGTCGTAGCAGTAGACGAAGAACTTAGCGCGGTACTTGGCGAAGCCTGTTAGGGAACTCGTCAGCGTGAACCAAACTGGCTGGCCTGCCTGCTGGGATGCGATGCCGTCGAAGACCAGGGTCCGGTCGGGTAAATGAACGTAGAGGAACTCATGGTCCTTTACCTTACGCATCTCAAGGACGACCTGGGCCAGCTCTGCCTCGGTGTAGTCCCCGATCAGCTCGTCCACTTCATTTGAGGAGAGCTTCTGAGTGCCCCCAGAAGCCGCCATATAGATCGCTGGGGCCTCGTTCCGACCACCCCCTAGGAATGCGATGCGGTCCATGAACACGCAGCAGGCGTGCGTCCCTACGGTCCCTTTCTGGACCTGTGCGCCTTCAATACGTTGAAAGGGGAAAAAGTCGCCACCGATGTTGTCAAAGACCTCGATGGTGTTCCGGTTCAGGACGTGGACCTCGTTCCGTAGCTTCACGATAGCCACGACAGGATCGGGGTCTGCCTCGCTTGATGCGTACTTGAGCGGGTTCACTTGGAATGGGTCGGACAGCTCCGTCACCACCAGGAACTCGCCGTCCGTCGTAAAGAAGTATCCATCCACCCAGCAGAAATCGACAACCGTACCCAAATCAGGGTCCGTTACCTGGGCAAGTGATATGCCATCGTAATAGTACAAGTTCCCGGCAGAGGCGATTGCAAGGCGATCAAAGCTGTAGTCGAAGGTGACAGGGCCCCCAGAGCCGACAAAGCCTAGGTTGGTCTTCACCCCAGACGCACTGATCTTGAACAGCTCAGCACCGATAACGCGGTAGCACTCGCCGTTCCAGTTGATGCCGCCGCGATCCACACCGGAGAAGGGGAAGTTGGTGAGCTTCGTAATCCCCTCGGCAGGGCGCATATAGCCGTTGCTGATCCCGTTGGGCAGGATCGTCGGGACAAGGTTTACCGGGTAAGCCCTGCGGATGTCAGGACCGCTGTCTGTGAACACGCCCTGCATAATTGGGATCTGCATAGACTCATTCCCTACTTCGTGCTCTTGGTTCCCTTGCACTTCCATCGCTTGCGCGAGAGGCGTAGGGGGGAGTTGGGGTTCTTGGCTGCTTTCGGGTTGTCACGCATCTGGCCCGCTGAACGGGCGCAATAGGCGTCACCCTTCTTGGTCCCTGGACGTACACGCGGCCCTCCGTCCTTTGCCTTACCGGCCTGTCCGTAGGATACACGCTTCCCGGAGGACGTGACCTTGACCTTGGCCTTGCCTTTAGCTGGCCTCGGCAAGGGGCACCTCCTCCCAAGCACCAGCCTCTTCGTTCCAGGCGTACATTTTGCCGTCGTCAGGCATAGCCACAGGGGCCTCCCAGAGGCAGGTGCCTTCGTTCAGCGTCCACGAGGCGAAGGGCTGGGGAGGGATAAACGCATCCCGGTCAGGATCGTAGCTATAACCGATGCCAGGATAGTTCTTGCGGAAAGGTGTACCGCCGAGACTGTGCTGACCGCCATAGGTGTTGTACGAGCACCGCTTGGCGCCGTAGTACACCTCCCAGTCCGTCACGCCAGGAACAAGGTCGTCCTCGTCACGCCCGACGATCACCTGGGTGACGATGTTGTTTTTATCAAGGTAAGCGTAGTGTGCCATTATCGTGCCCTTGCCGTCTTGAATGGGTTCTCTGCGAATGCCATGTAGATGTACGCTTGACCATTTGTGTTAGACGCTGTGTTAGTTGTGCGCAGCTTGAACCCGTTTGAAAGAAAATCTGCAACGAAGTAGTCAGGTGACGTAGTTTCAGCGTCGCTTGCATGTGCGAATAATTGACTATTGGATAGGTTATATGTGTTACGCGTAGCATCAAGAATTGCCCAGCCTGTCGTGCTAGTCGATTTAATCATCACCCAACTCGGCCTAAATCCGGTGTAGACAAAAGACCCGTCGGTGCTGCCGTTGCCGGTGTAGCTGCCGAACTTGGAGAAGCCGTCTACGCCAGCGAAGCAGTAGGCGATGTAAGCATCGCCTGAAGCATTCATTAGCGTGCCTGTTCCCATACTAAAAACAGACGAAGTAGGCTCTGTATTATTCCAAGCAGTGCTATTAGTTATAGCGGCGCTTGTTGTGTTTAATTCAATAAATTTTGTAGCCCCTACTGAGCTATGGTAAACAGGCCAGTCCGTAGTTGCATCCCTGTCTTTTATAATAAGCATATCGGGCTCAGTCGCCAAACCGTGACCAACCGTAGCACCTGCTGAACCATTACCCGTATAGCTAACAATACTAATCCCAGCAGTCGTGTTAGCCCGCACCTGCGAGGTGATGGTGCCGTCCGTGTTGGTGACAGTGCTGCCGCCTGCGTTCCAGTTCCATGCTACAAGCCCATCACCGCTACCATTTCCAGCAGTTTGCGACCCTACGCTAAAGCCAGCGGAGTCAAAAGAGGTAAGGCCGGAGAACGAATATTCAAATGAGGTTGAGCTTGAAAACAGCGCATTGGTCGCGCCTCTAACTGTGTCATACCAAAGGTTTTGCGTAGTCCCGTCATCACGATTCTTAATCCACACCAAATCCGGTGCGAACTCCAAGCCACCGATGGATTGGGTAGCACCGTTCCCGGTGTACAGCAGGGGCTGGAAATACTCCTTGCCATCCGTGATCGCCGGGGCAGGGAGGTTCGCGCTGTTCAGGGCTTGGAAGCCTGTGGGCGGAGTGTAGGCGAAGGGGCGCTGGCCGAAGTTGGCTACCGCTGTGAAGGTGGTAGTAGCCGATCCGTCACCGATAGCCGGGAAATATGGACCATCAGTCAAACCGGTATATGCAACGCCTTGAGATACGTTATTTTTATAAAACTCAAGATCGCCAGTGTCAACATCAAAGGATACCCCAATAACGTCTCCTACCCCATAAGCGGCTCCATAAGATGCCGCAGATGAGTTGTGGTACTTATCGCCATCGCCGCCATAATATCCCCAACCCAAAGCATTAAAGCCGGGATAGTTAGGCAAGGCGCTTGCAGACGACGACGACGATATACCAATAATTGCATTTGTGTTAACAGTTGACGATGCCGTTATTTCTATTTCCCAATACCACTTACCAGACTGCATGCCGGTGGTGCTTGTGGTGCAGTTTCGCGTTACAGAGGTTCCATAAGCAATTTTTAAGTTGCCATCTGACAACGTTGAATCAGCGCCAATTGATACTGCGTTCCACGTCGCATAGTTCACGCTAGGCGTATCAGCCACCTGATCGTCCGTGGTGATCCCTGAAGGCGTCCAGTCGTTGCTGTTACCGCTGGTGTCAGTGCCTAACGCGCTATCGGTCTCAAACTCAAGATGGAAGCCGTTCGTGCCGTAGGTGCCTGCATAGGCAATGGGGTTCCAGACGCCGTTGTCGTCGAACTCACCGAAGGACGTAGGGGCGAGGGCTTGACCGTCGATGAAGTGAACATCGGACATGTAGCCGTCTGCATATTCGTTATCTTGCTGGATTGATCCGAGGCGATGTTCATTAGCACTGTTTATATAAAAATCAAAATTTAGTGCTGGGTCATTACTTGCTGAAAAACTGGTTTGCTCTACGCCATTAACGTACAACTTAATCCTGTTAGCCGCGACAGCTTGCGTCGTATCAACAGCGCACACAACGTGCATCCACGCGCCCGTATCTCTGTAAACAGCAGAGGTTGTCCTGTATTGGATGCTGTATGCCTGTAGCCTTATTGAATTATTGTAAAAATGCAGCGCGTTATATGTGGCGTTAGTATTTCCCGTTGCCGCCGAAAACATCTGGTAGCTGTATGTGCTACTAAGATTCCCGCGTTTAACCCACCCAGCCCAAGTCCAAGTCTTTTGATTTCCCGCGCTAGCCGGGGTGCGGCTCAGATACGCACTGTCGTCGTCGTTGAAGCGCAGGCTGTTATCAATAACATGGATGTCAGGTGTCTTCGTAGCGCTAAGAGCGGTCCACTCTTTGCCGTTGTAGCCTTCGTATAGCTCAAGGTCCGTGTTGTAGCGAACGGAGCCCGTAGCAGGGGATGCAGGGCGCTGGGCAGTGGTGCCCGAGTTAAGGATTGCTGCGTCTTGGAACGTAACGGCGCCGTCAAGAGTGGTATTCCCGGTTGCAGAGAGAGTAGTGAACGTACCAGCGGCGGGCGTTGTTCCACCGACAACTGCCCCGTCAACTGTCCCGCCGTTAATGTCCGCTGTATTCGCAGTCAGCCCTGCGTTAAAAGTTACCGCGCCATCAAAGGTGCCGCCGCCGCTCTTGGAGACGGAATCAGCGACAGAGAACACGTCGTAAACGATGACTTCCACAATGTCAGACGCGGTAAGGGCATCCAAGTTGCTAATCGTGTTAGCCGTGTCCGTGTCGTAGTCAGTCCCTGCTACGAGGGCGATACCGTTTAGAGATACGTCAACGTAGGTACCATCAGAGAACAGGAGCGTGTTGCCGCCATCGTCCGTACCAGAAATAGACGTCTCTCCGCCCGTAGCGGTGAAGTAGTAGCGATTCCGGACGCCTTGGCCGAGACCTTTTCCTATATAGCTCATTATGCTGCCTCAAAGGTTACGGTATCCGACGCGCCTGCGGCGGTCACAGTGTAAACGGTATTGGTTCCGACAGTCGCGGAGGTTTGGGTGACGCCAGCACTGAAAGTTGCAGAGTAGCCCTCGGGAACTTTTACGATGATAACGCCCGAACCCCCGTTGGACCCACTTTTACTGCCATTATATTTGTAACCCCCTGCCCCGCCGCCTGACCCAGTATTAGCCGTGCCCGCGAGCGAAGAAGTAGTACCGTCGCCTCCTCGACCGCCCCCGCCAGAGCCGCCCGATGAAGTGCTACCTTGGTAAGAGCCGCCACCACCACCACCAGCACGAGTAACGGATGATCCGGTTATAGAAGAAGCAACTCCGCTTCCGCCGCTTCCCGGAGTGCTGCCACTTGCGTTTCCGCCTACGCTGCCAGCACCCCCGCCTCCAGCACCAGAACCTTGGCCATCGGTGCCTCCAGTAGCACTTCCGGTTCCTCCGGCAAAGCCTTGGTCCGCTGTTCCTGACCCGCCTAAGCCGCTGTTTCTAGCGCCGCCTCCTCCTGAGCCCCCATCTAGACCGTTTCCTAAGTAGGTTCTTGAGGTGCCTCCGCCAATCGAAGTTATGGTGCTAAAAATTGAATTAGCACCATTGGTTCCAGTTACTGCGCCGCCCGAGCCGGTGTCTGGTCCTCCAGAGCCCCCGGCGCCAATTCTTATATTTAAAGCTGTACTTAACGGCACAGACAGCGCGGCCTCGGCGGGAGAACCTGCTCCAGAGGTTTCGCCAGAAACAGACGACCGATACCCTCCGGCACCCCCTCCGCCGCCAATGGCACCAGCGCCGCCGCCCCCACCTGCGATTACTAGATATTCAACGGTTACGCTTGGCGCATCATTTAAAAATGACCACTGTACGCCGTTATATCCTTCATAGCGGCTCAACGTCGTATTGAATCGAACGGCCCCAGTAGAGGGTGAAGCAGGACGTTCCGCTGTAGTTCCAGAAGGCAAAATAATTGAGCTAGTACCGATCAGGGCCTCTAAGTCAGATTGGCTAGCAGCCAAAGATGAAAGAGCAGAGGTGTCCGTAATCAGCGTATCAAGTGACGATGCGCTTCTAGCGATCTCAGCGAAAAAACGGGCTCTGCTCTTGCTCATTAGGCTTCCTCAATCACAACCCAAGAGGTCGTATCTTCGTCCCAGCTATATAGCTGCCCGTCTTCAGGCATGGGTACAGGCGCTTCCCATAGGCACGATTCTTCGTTCAGCACCCAGCTATCATAGGGCTTCGGCGGGATGAAAGCATCGCGCACCGGGTCCCAAGTGTAGCCAATGCCCGGATAATTTTTGCGCAACGGGGTGCCGCCGTTAGCGTGAACATTGCCGAAGGTGTTGTAGGAGCAGCGGATAGCGCCGTAATACTCTTCCCACGATGCCACGCCCTCGGGCAGAGTCTCGTCCTCGTTCTTCCCGACCACAACTTGGGTGACGATGTTCCGATCATCGACATATGCGTAGTGAGCCATTCTTAACTCCCAAGAACAGGCTTAGTGTCTGGAAAATCAGCCGTGCTGGGCCAGTCCCGTAGCGCTTGACGGTAGGTCGTCAAAGCTTCTTTGCCGGGGTAGTCTGATAAAAGCATTAGCGTGTCAGTCCGAGAAAGCTCATGGTCGCGCCATTGCTTAGCGTTGTATTCCTTTTCTTCCTCGGAAGGCTCAATTACTTCTGGCTCGTAATTATCGTAATTAGCCGCCATAAAGTCTTCTGATGCGACTATCCTGTTAACTACTCCCCCTTCAGCATTTTTAACGACATAGATAGACATATCAAAGCACCTCAATAACTACGCAGCCAAACGCGCCATAACCGGCGCGAGGGTTTTCACCAGACACGCCACCGCCGCCACCACCAGGGAATCCACCACCGCCGCCAGAGTGAGTTGCGGAATACCCGCCCGACCCACCGCCGCCGCTGCCTACGCCGCCCTTGGCCCCGATCTTGAGTCCGTAGGTGTACGCTGCATAGCCTTGTCCGCCGAAGTGACCACCGCCCACGTTCCCGTCAGCATTAGTTAAGTGGAAGCCCTCGGCCTCCGAATAAGGGAACGTTGACGGAACCATGTCAATCGACGCACCAATATAGGTTGTTGCGCTAGCTCCGTCTTGCCGAATGCCTATGGCGCCTCCACCCCCGCCCTGGAAGTTATTTGCGACTCCAGCAGCCGGATTACCATTGCCGCCCCTGTTATTGACAATATTTCCGCCCGCAGCAGCTCCGCCAGTCTGGCCACTCGCTCCGCCGCCGAATAGCAATGAAAAGCCTGGTCCTGAAAAAGTGCTGCTACCGCCGTTTGTTCCAAACCCAGCCCCTACCGCTATGGAGTACGTTTCTCCAGCCGAAAGGGTCAGAAGACCTTGGCATAACCCCCCAGCGCCGCCCCCATAAGCGCCACTATTTGCGGTTGTGTTTTGCCCATTCGCCCCTGCTCCGACAACAGTTACAAGCGCAAGCACTGTAGCGCTTGGCGTCCACGTCGTGGAGGAAGTAAAAATAAGCTTAGTGCCTTTTGAAACGCTATTTAGATCAAATTTAAGAGGTGCCGCCTGTTCGTCAGACTCTGCCGGAACAGAGCTGTACGCACCTTTGACTACTATTTCTGTGGGAGATATAGCGTAGCCAGCTTCTGGCCCGCCAGGGGAAGCCGTCAGCGAGCCATCCCCAGCTACATAATAATTTTTTCCTGCTACCAACCCGCTTTGACCGGAGTTGACTGTGCCGACAATATCTATAGTTGCTGTCTGACCATTGCTATAAGCGCCGTTTGAAAAACCTATAAAGTTTTCAGTAGTTAAATTAGAGGCATCCGCGGTAAGCGTGTCTAAATTAAATGCTATACAATAAGGGTTTGTGTCCTTGCTTGAAACCGAGTAGCTTGTAGAAAACGATGCGGTAGAAAGGTCAAACGCGGTGCTTAGGTTCCACTCTTTGACTGCGTCCTGACTACTGCCAATAACATACATCTTTGTTCCATCAGGATTAAACTTCAGGCCGACAGGCGTGTATTCATAAGCACCAGTAACCGTAGACAATGACTGGCTAAATGTTCCGCCGGTAGGAATATAAGCGGTCGGCAAATCCCACGAGTGAACTTGATCTGTATTTAGGCAAACGACAAATATT